TGTTGTTGATTCGTGCTGACGCATATTCAGGTCTTGTTGACCGCACTTATGTCGTGGCGGCTTACGATGGAACGAATACTGTGGCTTATGCTTTTAATGGTCGTGTGGGTCAGTTTCAAATTGACGCACAACCCGGTGCTGAAGCCAAGTGTGTATTTACCATCCATCCTCGCGGCAATCAGTACGGCTGGAGTAATTCCTAATGAAAGTCGCTGACGCTGTTGAAGTGTTGGCGACCACCCACCAATCCCTTGACGCAGTGGCGCGGGGGTTGGAGGTGAAAGCCAATGAGGTTGCTACGGCACTTGCCAAAGCAAAGCCTGACACAGTGGAGTTTGTTTGTTTAACAATACTTGCACGATACAACCCAGTTGCCGCAACAATTGAACCAGAAGAATAAACATGACAGACACGACAATACAAAACACGGCAGACTTATTCGGTTTTTTGGTTCAGCAATCTGAAACTCGCAAAGATTGGTTTGGCTTTACGCAACAGAAGATGACAGCCGTTAGTCTCGCGCATGAGATTGCGGCTCGCCATGCTGACACAATGACACCTGAGCAAGTGGTGGAGTACGCCAAAGAATTAAACGAATTACTTTTCCATCGCTTGATAAAGCCCGGTGCATGGAGAATTTGAAATGGCAAGAATTGGATTCAAACTAGAGGGTTTTGATAGCCTTTTAAAAAATTTTGATGACATTGCAAAAGAAATTGGTGATAAAAAAGCTAATAGCAAAATACTTATACCAGCCGTGCGTGAAGCAATGCAACCAACATTAGCTAAAGCAAGATTACTTGCGCCCATAGATACAGGCGCATTAACGGCACACTTACAAGTAGAAGCAAGGCGACCAAATAGAAAAGATAAACGTTCTAAATATATTTTTAATGGCGACAATGTAATCGCATTGGTCACCACAAAAGCATTTCCTAAAAAACTAAAAAAGAAATTTAGCGCAGAAAACCAAAACCTGAGTTCAGCAGACCGCGCAAAGAAATTTAAAGTTTTTGCGGCTTCTAGTGGATATATGTACGATGCTCGCGCCATAGCCCAAGAATTTGGCACGGCACGAATGAAAGACCACAAACCATTTATGCGACCAGCATTAGAAGCGGCAAGCCCCGAAGTATTAAGAAAACTAAGCGAAAGCTTGGCAAGAAGAATAAACAGTTACAAACCAAAATACTAACAGGAGAAAACATGACACGATTTGCTGATGCACTCGGTGCAAAGTACCAACAGAACAGAGAAAACATCTTTACCCGAAGATTTGAATTAGGCGGTCACACATTCAAGGTTAGGATTCCTTATGTAAATGAATCTGATGAAATCTACAAGCGCATCAATGAACCTGATGAAGCCAAAGTAGCAGAAGCCTATAAGCAGATGACCGACCCGCTAATGGCATTAAAAGACCAAGACGCTGGCTTTACTTTTACCGATGACGATGTGCTGATTGAAGGGCGGTCATTAAAAGAAGCCGCAAAGCAAAAAATTCAAGTAGAAATTAAGATAACTGAATTTGTTAAGTTACTTGTGCCAGAAGTAGAAGGCGCATCGCTGGATGACTTAACTTATGAGGAGATTGAAGCCGAGTTTCCGATGGCGGTGCAAATGCAATTGGTTGAAAAGATTGCTGAAGCTATTAGCCCGACATACAAGGAAACAAAGGGAAACTGATTGGCTCATTGAAAAGTCAAGTCATCACCGCGATGATTTTCAATGGGCATACACATGAAACAATAGCGGAACTGGATGGGGTCACAATGGCGCAATTGCAAACTATGTATGGTGATGGATTGGTTGGCAATCAAGGTTTGCTTAATGTGCTAGGAGTGCTGACCAATGGAGTGTTTAATTACATGAGGGCGGCTAATTCAAGCCCTTATAAACTAGCCAACATTTTAGGTAATGCGTATGATTACCTATATCCACCGCTGACTGAAGAACAAAAAAGACAGCAAGCCAATGACCAGTTGCTGGCATTTATGAGTCAAGCACCGGGGTTTTCCAAAGAAAGATTCGGGGTAAAAGATGGCGAATAATGTCGGTCGATTAGGCGTTGTCCTTGGGTTGAACACAGCCGAGTTTGTTGCTGGCATTGAAAACGCTGGAAAAAAATTAGATGCTTTTGTAACAAAAATTGCTGGCGTTGCAAAAGTAGGTGCAACCGCTTTGGCGGCAATGTCTATTGCGGCATTAAAGTTTGCAGATGATATTGGTGACGTTGCTGAAGCCAATGATGTAGCGATTGATACTGTTGTCAAACTACGAATGGCACTAGACGCAAGCGGTGGCTCTGCTGATAAAGCTGGCGTGATGCTGTCATCTTTTGCTAAATTTATTGACAATGCGGCTGGCGGTTCATTTGAAGCACAAAAAGCATTTAAGGCAGTCGGTGTTTCTTTAAAAGACATTGGCTCAATGACGCAAGAACAGCTATTGGGCAAAGTGCTTAATGGTCTTGCAGAAATGGATGATGCTGTTACCCGCACAGCCAAGTCAACGGAGTTTTTCTCTAAAGCCGCAAAAGGTGTAGCGTTTGATAAGTTTGCTCAAGAGATGAGCAAAACAACTGCATTGACTAGACAGCAAATAGAAGCCGTAAAAGCTGGCGCAGAGACCTGGGATAACTTGCAAAAAATAATTGGCAAATTGCAATTGTTATTTATAGAAGCACTTGGTCCAAGTTTGAAAGCCATAAATAATTCATTAGGCAATGAAACATACAATCGCATTTCTATGCTTGGAAAAGTATTTGATTTCCTTGCAAGAAGTGTATACAGCACTTACAAAGCAATGCAAAGCATTGTGGTTTTATTTGAACAATTAGCTGGTCAATCAGTCATTGCACAAACCTATGGTGAAAGCGCCGCTGGAATGGCAGAGACAGCAAAATTAAAACAAGAAACAGAAAGACGACTTGCTGAATTACGAAGAGAATTACAAGAATTTGAAGATTTCCAAAAAGGAAATACTGGTATGCGTACAGACGTTTACCCTAAATGGGGTAAACCTAAAGATGGCGGCAAACAATTACGCGATACAACTGAGGGTGAAAATACAAAATTAAATGCACGCCTTGCCGCTGAAGCAAAAATGCTGAATGAATCAAATTTAGCCGTAGTTAATCTTATGAAGTCGTACGAAGACTTTGGCGACAAAATAATAGATATAAAAGAAGAAGAAAGAAAAGCAATGTCGGCAAGGGCTGACGCTGAACAAAAAGCCGCTTATCAAGCAAACGAAATAATTGTCAATTTACAAAAACGCAGTGTTTTAGATAAAGAACAATTAGACAGAGAAAGAGAAATTTTTTTATTGCGTAAAGATAATAAAAATTTAAATAATACAGAGTTGGAATATGCTCAAAAAATACTTGAAATTCGTAATAAATACGCAGATGAAGAACGCAATATAAATGAACAATTAAGACAAGGTACGCAAGAACATAATGCCGCATTAGAACGCAACAACGAATTAAGACAGCGTTCTATTGAGCAAGCAAAAGAACAACTAATGGAAATTCGCAAACAAACAGAAGGCACAATAACGCAAGGCGTACAAAAAGGTTTTGATGAATACATGAAAAACTTACCAAGCCAATTTGAAGTTGGTAGGCGTGGCTTTGTATCTTTAATGGGTAGTATGGAGAATGCTGTTGAACAATTTGTAAGAACAGGCAAATTTAATTTTGGAGATTTTACGCGCAGTGTCATTATGGACATGATGGTTATTCAAGCTAAAGCAAGCGCAATGAACATGATGCGTGGATTAGGAAATATTTTTGGTTTTGGTTCGCCAAGCGTAGATTTAAGTTATGGTGGCGAAACTTTTGGTGCAGTTAAAACAAGTGGATTTGCCGATGGCGGAGACCCACCAGTAGGTCGGGCTTCTATTGTTGGTGAACGAGGTCCAGAATTATTTGTTCCGCGCACCGCTGGCACTATCATTCCAAACAATCAACTTGCAAACGCAATGGGAGGTGTCAGACTGTTAACTACAATGGTCCATACATTGCAAGCATGAGTGCAATTGATACCCAAACAGGCGTTCAATTCTTGGCAAAGAATAAGCAGACCATTTGGGCATCGTACCAATCGGCTAATCGTTCAGTTCCAGTTTCGAGGTAAAAAATGAGTCTACAAAGCATCCTCGCCATAACTGAAAGTGTCAGCATCAATGACCACAAGTTTGCTGGTCAGATGTTGTCTCGCAATATGCGTATCAGCACATCAGAAATTCTAACTGTTCAGCCGTTTCAATTTACGATGAAACCGATGGGCTATTTGCAGTACAGCACTAATCGGTCGCTGTTGTCTGCATTGCGTACTGCTGACAGAATCACTGAGCAATATCTTAACTTTGGCACAACTGGCTGGCTTAACTACATTACCTACCAAGGCGATATGTCCAGCGTACAGGCAAATGCCACAACAATTGAGACAGCAACCACAGGCATGAATATTGTGCTGGGTACTTTGCCATCAATCAGTTCAGCTTTATACATAGTCAAGACAGGCGACTTCATTCAGATTGACCGATATGCCTACATTGCCACAGCAAGCGTTCAGCGTGGTGGTGGGTCAACTGTGACCATCCCAGTGCATCGAACAGTGATGACCACAGTAGCAAGCCCATTACCCGCTGTGATAGGGCAATACGGCACGACAACCAGCTTGGGCGGGTCAACCTATACAGGCATTACTTTTCCTGTTGTATTGCGTGATTACCCATCCTATACGCTTGTTCCAATGACCAATGATTCGTTTATTTCTTGGGATGGTGACTTCATGGCAATGGAGGTTGTGCTATGAATGTAATCACCCCAGTCGTAGGCACAAACACAATCCGCTATGCTGACTTTGTACGCATCACAACCAATTCTGCAACTTACTTATTTTCTACTGCACCCACCGCCATAACTGTTTCAGCCGTTGACGCAAATCCATTTACAGGGTTAAGTCAATTGGTCAGCATTGGTTCGGCAACGCGAGACATTAAAAGCACCGCAAACGAAACCACTGTGACGCTGGTAGGCATTGACACCGCCATGCTTTCATTGGTTCTTGGCGCGGGTATTAAAG